GCGAAAGAAGCGCAAACCGAGCCTTAGCAACCTGAATCGCAAGAACATCGTCAAACTGTCCTCGTGCTTGATTATCAAGGGATGGTCTTTGAACAACGCGAACAAGAACTTCGCCAATCGGATTAGGCGCTCTATCAATAACGATATTGTTTCTCTGAGGTACGAACAAGATGTCTTGGTCTTTGTCATGGTAACGAACAATCTCCAACATTGAGTTTGTTGAGTCTTTGTCATATAGCATGTATGCATATTCTGGATATGCTGCCATCAGTTCAGCCAGAGGCTTGTTGATTCTCTGGTATAGAGCCTGTACTTTTCCGAATCTATCTACTACTGGGTAACATCCATAAGAATCTAAGAAACGGATTCTTGGCATGTTTGCCTCTAAGTCAACTTCAACTTGTACTGGTACAAAACCATAAGATACATAACGGTCTGCAGCAGTAAACATCTGTGTCTGTATATCTGAAGAATCAATAATTCCGTTTACGATTTCTTCACGCTTGTCAGCCTTCTTGCGTTCCTTATCGGATACCATTGAAGGTGAGTTACAGTTAAATGCTGGCATTGGTGCAATAACTTCAGCCAAGTCACGAGCAGCAATATCAACCATATTTGCGACAATTGGATTCTCAAATGGACCATCTGGAAATAGGTCAGGGAATACATCACGCATGCGACCCTTGCGAACAAGGAGTATCTGCTCCATACGAATATCACGGTCAGCATAAACCTGACGGTAGCGTTCGTAGTTATCTTTAATTTCTTCTATGGAAAGGGGCACGCCTATTCCTGTTCTATGAGTATGAGTTGTCTAGTTGTATCGTGTACTGTCGTGCTTTGTCATATGGCGTATGGAACATGCCGATGCTGCTATGGCTTCGGGCAAATGTTCTTGCATTAGTTACACGGTCACGGCATCCAAGTTCTGCGAACCAGAAAGCCATAACGCAGTCTTTCTTCTGCGCCTTGGGTGCATCTGGATACCAAGTTACTAATTGTTCAATTAGAGCCTTGATACCTTCTGATGCGTGGGTTGAAGGAAATTCAATAAGAGCATTGTCATCTTCCCACCCGTGGAATAATGTCGTCAGGGATGCAACCCCGAAGTCAGTGTCCCATTTGTTTTGACCCGTGTGATGTTCTCTAAGTATTGCACCCCGTGACGAAAGGTATTCCCGTACCTCACGGTCCTGAGTCAACATCGTTTGAAATGCATTTTTTTCAATACGCCACTCAGAAATCTTGTACTGGTCAGTCCAGTCTTTAATCAATCCTCTAATCTCATCTGGCTTCATACCAGCCTGATTAGATACATCTAGCAGATAACGCTTCTGTGTTGAGATGTCTATTGCTAAACATACGGCTGCGGTATAGCCAGAACCTGCAGGGTCAAGACCGGCTATAACAATCAAGCCATCCATACCTTGCGGTCTAACACCAGCCTTGCCTTTAGGTATTCGCCCGACATTTCTTGCACCGTTAATAACACCTTTAATAGCATCTGCTGGAAACGCTGAATCTTCATGTACCTGTTGCTGTTGGTAGACCATTGCCCATAAGTTTGGCGACAGTCTTGAACGCTTCTTATGTAGAGCAGGTCCATCCCATTTACGGTATAAACCGTTCTCGTCTGGGATACCTCTACCAGATACCGGGGCAACATTTGTCTTTGCCCATAGGGTCACCCAATTCTCTGGTTCTTCATCAAATTCAAGAACAGCAGGTTGAGCAAAGTAAGTCCAAGGGGAAGTTTCGTCTGGATAGCGCATAGGGTCACGCAGTTCAGAATATAAGTCCCTTGGGCGTAGGCGGGTTCCAATAATCAGTAACTTTCCGCCATCCTCGTCAATACGGGACATAACTTCTGATTGAATCCAGTCAATCTGTTTCTCGTATTCATGGGCGTTGGTATTATCAACACAGTCATCCATGATGATTAAGTCAGCACGAGCACCGTAGATATGACCTCTGATACCGATAGCCTGCACGGTAGGGTCTTTCTCGCCTGAGTCACGAGCCTCTGAGGAGAGGTAAATTAAGTCCTGCTTCCATGAATCAGAATTCTTTTCAAATCCCCCCGGAGGTCCGAAGGTCAATTGTAGGTCCTGATATTTAGGATGCGTTAGTCTGTTCTTAATGGAGAGCAGGAACTTTTGCGCCATAGCCTGTGTCTTGGACACAATCATGATTCTGATATTAGGGTTCTGGCAAATCCGGTAGACAGCATAGTTGACCGTAATGGTCGTAGACTTTGCGTGTTCTGGTGGGGTGTTGACTATGAGTAAGTCGGGTGCACCCTTTTCGTAGGTTATAGCAGGATGGATGTCCTGTGGCTCAGAGCCTTCCAATAGGTCAATCCAATGTTGCTGATGTTTAAAAACTTGTGTTCCGAGATATTTGTCTGAGAACTCGGGGAAGGGTGGTACTTCCCCTCTGCTATTGCCAATCTCGCCTCTGGCGGTCATAGACCGCACTTTGTCTACAGCGGTGGCAAACTCGGGGTCTACCTTCCGGTAGTATTCATAGGTCTTAACTGACCTACCAACGGCATCCATGGCTCGTTGGACAGAGTACCCCTGCATTAAAAAATCTATAACTTGCTTTTTGATAGCATCACTTTTATGAGATGCAGCAGTAATTCGTTTTCTATCCATAGTGTACCAAGGCGGGCTTACTGGAGCCTTGGGCTTAACTCCTAACCGTAGGGCGTAGTCCAAACGAAGCCCGAAGGTTAGGGCTATTCCTAGTGGCGACCTGTAGGGTCGCTAGGTAAGTGTTCGGAGGCTCCGAATATTTCGCCTCCTCACTATACTATAGGTGTCCAGAAGGTCCTTATCGGACACTTCTGTCCATGTGATTTCTGTCACATAGCCATTGAAAGTGTACAAAAGTGTACAAAAGCGCAGGTCAGAGCCGAATTTGGGGAGGCGAGGACTAGCAAAGTTATGTATGTAGATACACATACACATACACGCTGCGCTTTTAAAAACCCTGGGGTGCAATTCATGCACCTCACACTGCTACTTGCAACACTTGCACCGGCACTAGCACTAGGTGCAGGCGCTTGCTTGCAACCGCTAGTGCTTGGCTTGGTTATTACTCTCAATTCACCGGCGCTCATGCATCGCCCCGCGCCCCGTGCTTGGCGTTTAAACTCACAAGCGCACTGCAACTGCACCGGCTAAATTACTCACATCGGCGCATCGGTAATGTGCAAAAAGTTAAATAAAATCACAAGCCATCTCAATCCCCCGATAGTCTATGAATCAAAAAAGCAGTATAAATCACTGATTACTCAACAATCGTAAAGAGTTAACTAACGGCATCGCTTCGCCCATGGCTCCGGCAATCGGTAAACCGTTTAAACTGCAAGACTCAAAAAACGCCACTTTTTACGCATAAAACCGGAGATGCTTGCAATTCGTTTAAACCTATGATTAAACTCTGCCCCGAAGGGGCAAACGGTGCCCCGCCGACGAAAGGCTCAACACATGGCAAGACCTAACACCGGTGCTCCAAAGCAGAGCACCCGCCTTCGCAAAGTATTTTGTGAGGTTGACCAATACATCGCCCGAATTAGCCGGAGCACGCTCATTACTTATGGCGCTCCAATCTGCCCTGCTTGTAATCAACCTCTAAAGGAGGCTCGCTAGTCATGACACTTGCAACTACTTTTGGCTTGGAATTTGAAATCCAAGGCATCAACCCTGACCGCGCTAGTTATGCGCTCACCAATTCCGGCATCGCTTGTGACCGTGCCCGCCGTGGCGAAAGCGCCGAAAATTGGAAAACCGTCTATGACGGCTCCGTTCCTAATGGTGCCGAGGTTGTATCACCAGTACTCACTGCACCTCGTTTAAATGAAGCAGTGAAAGTCACCAAAGCGCTTAAAGATGCCGGCGCTCGTGTTGATACTGCAACCGGCTTCCATCTTCACATCGGAGGTCACATCTTCCAAAGTGCAACCAATCTTGCCCGCTTCACTCTCAACTATTACGCCATCCATCACGCAATCGGCGCACTAGTTAGCCCAAGCCGTCTAAACAATCGGTACTGCGCGATTCTTGGGCGTGAGCAAGCCGAGCACCAAGCCTCAATCCTTGCAGATGGCGCAGGGCGCTCATGGAACGGAAATCGCTATGTGTCGCTCAATCTTGATGCGCTTGATAAGCACGGCACCGTTGAGATTCGCCTACACCAAGGCACCTTAAACGGCGTAAAAGCCGTGGCATGGGCGCAGTTTATTGAGGCGCTTATCCTCGTTAGCAATTCCGGCGTTGACCTCTCAACTAACGAGGCGCTCAATCCTTGGGCACCTCGCAGTGCCTTTTCCCTATCTGCTCCGGTATCGGTTGCAGACTGCCACACCTTGCTTGACCTACTGACTGCCTCCGGCAGTT